GTGTTTGTTTTTATCAATATTGCCATTCTTGTAATGGAATCTGTATCCTCCCATCATTGCAGCCTTGAGCTGCGTACATCTGGGATCAACTAAAAACGCTGAGTCCCCATCGACTTGCCTCATAAGGAAGTCGTCTACCGCAGACAACCTTGCAGACACGTTATTGGTTTTAGCTGGGAGAACTCTAAAACCTTCGGCCTTTATGATGTCCACGGCAGACCTCTCGTCAGTTTGTGCACGTTGCACTCCTGCAGGGTCTGTAATGATTAAGATTGGTGCGCCCGAGAACCTCTCGGTCAACAACGGGCGCAGAATGGTGCGGACGAATCTTTGTATTCCCATATCGAAACTGACAGCTTCATCGAGAATCAAGACTCGCCCGCGAGGGTCTTGTTGCCCTATAACTGCCGCTGGTGTCAAGCCTAAATCTATTCCGACCACAACTGGGCGCACACCGTTAATTATAGGTTTTAATTTTTGGTGCGCCATATGATAGTCTGGTTTGAAGTATTTATACACAGGCTGACCTGCAGAACTCAAACCATATTCACCATCTATGTACACACGAACATATTCATCTGATCTACCTTGGGTGTCGTAGTAGCCTTCGGGCAGGTTATCAACATTTTCTGCCAAGGAGCTTCTGCCCGAAGGTTGTTTGAATACATCCCACCCATTATCATTAAGACTTACACCATCTGTCGGGTCTAAACCCTCCATCTGATAATACCACCATGTATCCATAGTTGGAGGGTTAGTATCCCCCCACATCCCAAACCAAGAAGGCCCACCGTCTTTAGATGACGGGAAACGACCAATACGTTTTGACATAGCGTCAACAATGTCAGGGTTGATATCCCTGCACTCGTTGAACCATGCAAACGTTAATTCTAATGAGTTCAAGTTTGCAACATCGTCAGAGTCATCAAGAGCACGAAACATAATCTCACACTCTACATCTCCAACCTTGAAGAAATATGTTTTGGTAGTACGCATATAGTCTCCACATATTCCGGGCGGAAACCAATCGTGAAAAGTTTTAATGGTTGTATCTTGTAACTGTCTGGCAGTTTCACGAACAATAGCTACTCGTGATTTACGGATTCCTTGTTTGTTAGGTTTCTGCATTGTAGCTCGTCTGATAACTTCGAAACAACTTGCTACTGACTTACCTGAACCAACAGGCCCCATAAGCACACGCATCTTTGCGTCTGACTGCATAAATTCTTTACATACTTTAGACGGTGTATAATCTATTTCCATCTAACCCCAGTACCCTTGCATTGTAGTCCACTCGTCAAACCAACCCATATCTCCACAATGTTTGCACCACGAGATGTCCACAAGTTTGTCCCCGCATCTGTCACAGTTTCCGTGATCTATACACGGGTTTTCCACAAGTAATACCCAATAGACTGTGGATGGTTTACGCAAAATTTTTGTTCGGTATGGTATTTCATACATACGAAGTGTATCAGTCAGCGCATCATGCTGTCTAATATCTGTTAGCTTACAAGCCTTGCAGCCTTCGTAAACTCTATCAAAGTGTTTAAGAAGCTTCGATGGCAGTGGTGCTGTCATCTGGTTCTGCGTCAATGATAGTTGCTCGGTGCTCTTGCTCTCCGAGGTTAATTGTAATTTTAACTCCACCTGATCCTCCTTCTGCCAGAACATCATTCTTTGGTTCTAGCCCGCCCCACTTAACAGTAGACTTGATGAGGTCTGCCTTTACTGCAGCAGATACATCGGGACTGTGTATCAAAGTCCAAGAAGTTGTCAGGAGTTCTTCTGCCTGTGCCCGGGCCTTAACTTTGAATGTCATACCCTTATCACGGATATCATTCCGATAAGACTCGACCTTCTTTAGAAAGACCTGATCTTTGTTGTACTTGATTATGTCTTCCGCTTTGATCGCATGTCTTTCGATTACTTCATCCAAAGACTCACCGCTGCCCTCTAACATAAGAGCAATATCAAAAGCTAAACGGTCAGACCACTTAGTATGTTTCAATGGTAGCGTATCCATAAGTAGAGCATACCGTAAACCGAAACTATGTCAAGCAGTAAACTTTACACTTCGATTTTTTGGGTCTTGTTATGAGAGGTTTACTTATATGGGGGGGTGGCTCTCGCGCGCAATCCATGTGCCCCCCTAAAACACATTTTATAAACAATGCCTAGGTTATAAAAATATAGGCTCTAAAACCCTTGTATAGCCTCATACTTGACAAACGTGTATAGTTTTGATAGCTTTAAATCATCGGCAACACAGACCGACTGACATAACCCGAGCACTAGTCACGCTCACATTACGGAGGTGTTTACATGAGTAAACTCTTTAGAGGTAATGTGTCTATAGTCACTGGCTTCGCCAAGGACGGCACAGAAGATATCCGCCTTAAAAAGGATGTCGATGGCGCTTTCAATTCAGAAAATGCTTCTGAGTTGTTAGCTAAAGCTAACGAGTTGAGCAAGAGCGAAAAGCTTCCGCTTAACACTTGGAGCTTCTACTTCCCTGTGAAGTCGAAGAATGCTGAGCCAGTCTTATTGGCTGACAAGTTCGGCAAGCCAAAGTTGACTATGCTTCCGCCTATGGCAAGCAAGCCAGCTTCCAAGAGCAAGACACGAAAGCTTGCTTAACACCAACCAGAGTGAGGGCTTCGGCCCTCGCTCGCAACCAATGGAGTGTAATATGGCTGACATACGCACAGTGAAGTTGACATGGATTGAAGACAATATGTTCTACTTCAGATGGTTCTTTTCTCAGAAACAAGCTGAGAATTGGGCTTGGTCACAGCTGATAGACAAATGCGTCTGCGACAAAGACCAGATACAAATACATTGTGTCAGGTAAATCAACCGAGGGAGCTTCGGCTCCCTCACAACTATGGAGTGTACTATGTACCATGTGAAATATAAGAACGACACGTTAGTGTTAACTAAGACTGATCAAACTGTGAAGTATATGTTTGATGCAACTAAAACAAAACTGATCGAACTAAAACAAGCGATCAAGAACAACGATGTGGATTCACTACCACGCTTAGCTAAGTTCAAGCGTAAGTATAACACAAGAATGCCACTATGGATATTAGCAGACTAGAGATTGGGGCTTCGGCCCCTTTCTTTTTTTATTTATTTTTTTGTTTTATATATAATCCCATAGTTCGGGGGGTTATCGCACGTATCTAACGGAGATAATGTTATCGTTAGAATGTAAAGTTGCAGGCTATCTAGCTATCTAGTTACTAACTTGACACAACATGTTGTGTTTTAGATACCTAAACTTTACACCGAGGTTACCATTAAGCGTTGATTTACTTGCGTTTTAGCCATATGACAAGCGAAATACTATCTAGTTTATCTAAATTATCTATGAATTATACATATACCCTTTGTCTGCAAGATATTTCCAACGATATAACGATAGCGAGAGTAGCAACGTATTACTTAATTCCACCTAGATAGTTTATATACTAAGTTGTAACCTGCTGTTATACTTATGTTTTCCAGTATCTATAACCTGTAGGTATCCTGTAACTATACATGTATAAAGCTGTGTGTTTATAGATACTTGTTTAAACCTGCGTTTATCTTGTAAAGACAGCAAAACTTTACAAAACGATTTCGATTTGATAAATTTTCAAAATCGGCAGGGCGAGGGTATCAGATACTCTGATACTATCTGCTGTATACCAATGATCTAACATACAAAGGAGGTATATCATGGGTAAATTATACGAAGGTAATGTAGAACTGTTTGCTAACCACAAGACTAAGAAGGTTAACATCAGACCTAACCCCGAGGGTAAGTTCAACAAGGAGAATGTATCCGAGTTGTACAACAAGATGAAAGAGCATGCTACTAAGTTGAAGTATGAGATGAACTTGTTTGTACCCGATGCTAACAAAGCAGAACAACCTGTGCTGTTGGCTAGTCTGAGGTTTGGAGGTAAGCCATACTTAGCCATGTTGGAGAAGCGTGATCTTACTACAGCACCATCAAGGAAGAGCGACATTGAAGTTCTATCCTAAACATTCATTGGAGAGCATGGGTAACACCATGCTCTCTTTTTTTGTAACTATGGGAGATACAATGACAGATAAACATACTTGTAATGTTTGTGGTATCGAGGAGGTTATACCTGCTCGTTATCAACTTGGTTATCGAACGTGTTTGGAATGTGGACAGGTTACGGCAGGTAAGCGAAAGTTTACAATCGTACCAATGCACAAGTCTAACTACGTTGTGATATCCAACAAGAAAGAACTCAAAGGTATCAACAACAAAGGAGGTTTGTATGAATGATATCACATGGTGGATTATATATGGGATGACAGCATCAGTTATTGTC